CAACTTTCGTTGAGATTCTCGGGTCCCATTGGACTCAACTGTCCGACATTATTTTCGGGTTCTCCTAACACTTCAGAAGCATTAGGAGTCCCCTATGGCCTTCCTCTAACAACTCAGTTGATAGCTGAGCTCTTCCCTAGCAAGGAAGGTCTTAAGCTACAAATTCCAATCTACACTCGCAGGGCAAGGCCCCATTAAGCAACCACCCAATACTGGTCTCCGTCTTACTATCACTAGCGACATATACTGCCTAATAAGGATCTAACCTCCCTACCAGTTTCTAAGGGGAGCGGAGGACCCGAATGAGCGACTTCATTAAACGAATTAACTTACCTTCCTTAGACCGAAACCTCGTTTCCTTAGCTCGGACATCAAAAGGAAGAAATTCCTTTAACGCCGCCAACTCATCACTGACAGCCCACCACTCCTGCATAAAGGACACAATGTCATCCATGCATTCATGGTTCCCCTTCACCATCTCCTTAGCGACCGGATCCAGTTGGACCACCGGCTTAACTCTTCGCCCTAAATCATCCAAGGACTCCAAGATCGCGACATATAACCTACGGTATATCACTGCCCACCAATAGACATCAAACCCATCGAGGGTCAGTGCCTCTGATTGGAAGAGATACACCGAGGATCGAACCCGTTCGATCTTTTCAGCTACAGAGACCGTCACCTTATCCCGTATACATTGGTACACGGCGTAAGGATCGCGGCTATCAGAGTTCAATGATAGTAAATCTATCATCTCCCTCCAAGAAGCCACCGACCAAGGAGAAACCCCCGGACTCCTTAGGACCAGCAGCAACCCTAGGATTCTTCCATTCAGGCGCGGGAGCGGACTGGAAATCCGCCCTTGGGCCCTGTATCCGAATCCTGCGGCACGCAATACACTGGAGAGTTTAGGCTCCCAAACCATCCCGAGTTTTCGTACTAGCTCAACCATAATGGGAAGATGAAACTTCCCTAAGGCGAACTCTAGTAAGGAAACCGGAGACGTGTCTTTCCCCTTAAGGAAAAACCGTTTGGCAAATTCACAACTACCTCGACCCACAAGGGTCTTAGCAATCGAAATCTGGACCCCTAAACCCTTCAATATATCCCTATACCGCAGGGCGACGACGCGGTTTGCAATCACCACATCATCTCCTAGAATGGCATAAGCCGAGAACCAACCAGTCTTCCCTACCTCACGCGCAGCACACTGGACAATCATATGATGAACCAGAGCCAACATCGCCCAAGAACTATAAGCCCCCATGGGTTGACCCACTTCGTACCGGACTCGTCCGGTACGAGGGAGACCTTCCTTGACGTCAATTCCATCAAAGCGGTCCGAGGAGAGATCGTAATAAAAATCACGATCCCTCAACAGTTTCCCCCACAAGATACCCATAGAACTAGGAAGAAGTTGGTTCAGTAGAGCCACTTGCACCTCCCATGGCACTCTATCAGTAGCGGCCTTCAAATCGAAGGAATAGCAAACCTCATTCGGATAATCTCTAACCAGGGCTCTAACAGGAGCCAACTGATCAAAGGTACCATCCTGAGGTATCCTCTTCAATATTGAAAACAACCACAGATGAAGCGGACGCAGAACAATCTGAGTCCAATAGTCTACTATAGCAAACACCCGAACCTTACCCGGCTCTTCCTTCACTCCAAGCTTGCCTAATCGGCCTCCCTTTCCAGTAAGTGGGTCTGACTTCCTTTTAGGATTGTCAGCCCATAACAAATAAATGTCATCTGCTTCTGAAGCTAAACGCTCCATAACAGACTTAATAGAGAGAGAGTCAACAATCTTTAACCATTGTACCAGTACCCCCCAGAGTGGATTATTCTTCCACACCAGAGCGTCATACCAACACATGCCTAGAGACGTACTATTACTCCGAGAATTGGGCCCAGAGGTCCGGACCGAGAAGTACTCCACCTTCAAGGTATCTCGCACACCAGCCTCTGACAAGGGAAAAACATCCCAGGCCATTAGCTGACGGACGAAATACTCTGAATACCCGGACACGCGTCTAACCACACGGGACGATCCCTCAAATGGGGCTATGATCGTATCCACACTAAACACCCCCTTAAAATCCAGTACCCTATACAAACCAAATAGGGACAACCAAGCTCTCACAATTAAGTGATCGCCCGACCGGATCCTCCGGCGGTGCTCAACGGGAATAATTCTCGGCAAACCAGATTTAGTCCGACTAATCACTGGCCCGAGGACGGTTACGTCCTTATGCTTCTTACCCGCTGTTACGGACATCAGCAAAACGCTGTAAGCCTTCAGACGCAAACACAACCCTCGGACTCCCTGAGTCTTCATAATCCACCCACAATGCCACGCGAAACGATAAAGTATCTTCACCCAAGACGACAAGGAAGCCCCACCCACTAAACCTATAAAACTAATTAGTTTCAAGGCAAATGGGCGACCAGCTTTTACACTGTTCTGCCAACTAAGTCTGACAGCTGGACTTAATTCTGAAAAATAAGTCAAGTTGTTCATTTTCAATTATATAATAATAGCTTAGCACTTCAGTTTCCCTTTTGGGGACTGCAGGCACCTTATCCAAGGACGGGGCTACCGCTGTGGTTGCCCGACCCTACACTATTTCTAACTAGATCCCCGAAGATCCTCCTATCTACACATCCATCATTCCGTACTGTCCTCCGAAGAGCGTCGTAAATGACGGCGTCTCGACCGTTCCAGATCCCCTCTCCGCGATACACCCATAATCGCGTTTTGCCCCTTAAACTAAAGGGCTCTTCTAATTAGAAGAGTGCCGGCCGGGTACCACTATCACCACCAGCGAGAGGCTGTTCTCAACCTTTCGGTATCTATTCCTTAAAAGGAACTGTTACATGGGAAACACCCATGTCCAGCATGACTGGTGCGTAATGGATATCGTACCCGAGGCGCGAGACTCAACTCGTCCTCCCAAATGGACCAGACTCAACATCCGATACTACATCTGAGTAGAACAAGCGAATCCCGCTGAGCGGGATTTTGCTCTCAGGGAGTATAAC